TCCTCATCCTCCACTAATTCGCAGTACTTCCACATCATGTATTCCCCGCCGCAGGCTGTTTTGCTTGTCGCTCCATCACACCACGTCATAAATCTGTGTGCACGGTCATAATCGATGATTCCTTTGAAATACATCAAAATCCACTCTTGGTCCTCACGGTCACGCACCCTCACAAGCGTGTCAACGGGTACATTATTCCAGTCGACTTCGGGTTTCGGTGGCTCTTCGTATTCTTCGTCAAGCCAAAGCTGTAGTGCCGTGCCACAAGCAATGCAATCCATTTCGCAGTAACTTTTTATGTCCTTTCCGAACATCCAGAATACACCGTGCTTTTTAACGAATCCGCATATCTTACCATCCAGCTTGATAACATCCATCAACTCGTTTTTATATTTTTCCCTGTTCTTCACTTTTGTTCCTCCCTCAAACTTCTGATATGTTCCAATCCTTGCTTCCGATACTCTTCTGCAAGCTCGTCAATCATTATTTCGACTTTCCTGTACCCCACTAATATTCCGTAGAGCGTTCTCCTGTAGTTCATATCCTTTTCTCCACGCAACTCTTCTTCGTATTTTCTATACGAGCGCTCTAATTTTGCCGTCAAATCATCAATATCAACCCACATAAGCAATCCTCCTTAAAAATCGAAATATTCCATGTTATCCATCATCTTTATCACTACCCATAAATAGTATGATTCTGGGTCATCTTCCTTCTTGCTTATATTTTCCATTCGTACTCGCTCTTTAAGTTGACTTCTCAGTTCGCCCCACATCGACTCATAATCTCTGAGCATTATTCGCACCTCCTAACACTCATCTAACACTTATTCCTTAACTAACTTATAACTTCCTGGCACGCTTCAAACGCTTATATTTCAAGGCTTTTCCGCAAGTCCTTGACTAATTCCTTGACTTTTCTTGACTTAATACATCAACTAATACATCAATAGTCTTGAGTAATTGTTGCGTAATTGTTGCGTAATTGTTGCGTGATTACTCAACAAATTACGCAACATGCAACTATCTCAACGGGCACTCTACCTGCTTGTAGTCCGGCCACAACTCGCACTTCGTCAAGCGGTCACCGAATTCATCTGTCCACTGTTTCCTGTGTTTGCACATGTCACATCCACCCGGCTCATACGGTTCGGGAACTTCCGCCCACGCTTTGTATTCGACCTCTCTTACGTCTGGGTGTACAAACTTCATGCACGACATTTCATATGGCTCCCCAATAGTTACAAGTCTTCTAGGTTTTCCCTCCATTGGGATTATCTCAACCGTGAATATATATTGAGCAAACCCGTTTAACTCTTCCATGTTTCCGTCAATAATCGGATGCCATTCCATTCCTAAACCTCCCTGATTCTAATTCCGTACTGATATAACATCAGTTTCCGCTTAATGATATATTCCTTCGTCCGGAAGCCTTTAACGTCCTCCACGATGGTTTCTCCTGCCTCATCGTAGTACATGAAATCCGCCTTATAGGAACACTCACGCTCTATCACCTTCCCGCTCTCGTCACGTTGGGACGGGATAAGCACAAACTTAACTTGTCTACTCAAGTTCTTAATCACTCCCGCCTTTTCCAGCAGTACAAGCTCCTGATAACGGTTTGCTTCCTTCTTTGAGTCGAATGTCTGACCGTCTACGACTGTCTTCTTGCTGTTGTATTTGCTCACTTTATCACCCCCTCATTGAATCCTCCATACAGTCATACGTAATCAGTCTCATATGCACCCTCCACAGCAACCGTAAGGAATATTCTCATTGATACATTCCTCGATTTCCTTTCGGAACGGCTCTAAATCTTCCGGGAGGTCGATAGACCATCTTCCAGTCTCAACGTATGCGTTTTTCCAGTCGGTGCCAAACCAAACATGCCCACCGGAATGTAAACAGTGACGAGGAAGTTCTCGCACCTGTCCGTTGATTTTTAAAATTAACTGCCCGGAGCATAAGTTCGGATATTTGCCGTCATAAGAAACAAATTCAACCATGTTTCACTCTCCTTCCTTGTTATTTCCGAAAATCACAATCATTGATGGGAAAGGTGCTGATTCGGGTCTTCCGTTTTTATCGACCATCGGTTTACCGTTGATTTCGAAACTCAATCGTCCTTTGATGAAACGGATCTCGTTTTCCGGTAGCCATATGTACTCATGAAACCGTTTCGTATCTGTTCGAGCCGGGAGTAACATCACCACGGTTGTGTTCGGCTTTTTGCTTTCTTCATATGCTTTCTTCACAAACATATCTTGCCCTCCTTGCCGTGAATACGGAGGATTGCAGAAAACAATGTTTCCACCCCAATCCTGTATTAGTGCGTTATCCTTCTCGGTGAAGTATTTCTCACACTTTGCGTTTTCGGCGGTTGCACAAGCGTCTAAAGTGAAATGAAACTCATTGTTTAATTCGTCAAAGAATTTCTGAGGTGTCTCCCACAGGTCTTTCCCTGTCGAAAACAAAGCTTTATTCATTCAGCGCCGCCTTTCACTTCAATATCCACCATGTAGCCCAATATATGCGATATTTCAAGGAACTTGTACCACGTGATGTTCTCACCGTGTTCCCATCTTCGAATCGACTTCACGTCCGAATACACCGCCTCTGCAAGCTCTGATTGCGTTAATCCCTCCGCTGTCCGCATGGCCTTAATCAGCCTTGCTAATGTCATTTCTGTTGCGTCCATGTAATCCTCCTAGTCGTCACTTCTGCACATTCCGTCGATTCCATATGCACACGCCGCATATCCGGAAATGTCCACGTAATTGTCAAGATGGATTTCGTGAGAAGCAGCTCTCGCCACCTTCAGCAGAATCATCATCATTGCCACGTCCTTTGAATCAATCAAAACATCGCACCCAGTCGCCTTAAGGTATGTTTCCCACAACGTAGCGATCGCCTGAAAATTGTCCTCTGCATCGCCGTAGCATTCTTGCCTTGCTCCGTTCACAATCTCACATGCCGTCCGCAAGCACTCTTCCCTCTTCTCCATTTTCTCTTGGTTTTTCATTTTGACCTCCTCCTACTCGTTTTTTTGTATTAAGGTATAATTTATCGGCTCTACACTTTTGAACCGCTCTATGGGCGTTTAAAGCCGTTTTAAGGGTATCTCCGTTGCGAATGATTTCCCTTCATAACTTTTCCACAGCTATTCCTTACCCTTCATAGCCACGGCTAATCTTTGCTATTCTATGCCATCGCTTTACCTTTCTACTCCGTTCCAGTGCGTTTCACTGCGTGTCATAGCTTCTCCAACGCTTATCTACGCCAATCTTTTCCCTTGCCTGACAAGTCTGGGCTTTACTTTGCCGTTACTTTTCTGAACTTGACCTCTCGTCACTGTTCCCTTACCAATCACGTCATATCTTTTCCGCTACGTTTCTCCGCCTTGCTTTACCTTCCGTGGCAGTTCTTAACCTCTCTTCGCCATTTCACCGCAAACCTTCTCGCCTCCAACGCTTTACGCTGCTGCTCTTTACCTTTGCTCTTCCGTGCTTTGCCATAGCGTAGCCAATCTAGGCCCATGCGTTTCTCTGCTCAGCAACGCCTTTGCTATGCGTCTCCATTCGATTCTAATCCTAAGCTTTGCGTGGCCTTTCCCTTGCTTCGAATTTCAACTCTGCTCAATTCCGTTGCGGTTGAAGCCGTGCTACTGCACGACCTCTTCCCAAGTGAAAGCACCTTTTCCGGAATTCCGCCACTGACCGAAACCGTTCAGGATTCCATAGTCAAGCCACTCTTCCACAAGTGCTCTATCACCGTCCTGAAGCATCAGAATGTCAAATTCAAGCTTCGCTCCCGGCTGTAATGATTCGGAATCGGAAAGAGCTACTCTTTCACCCTGGGCGGTACTTGCTCTAAGTGGTCTCTGACAGTCTCCGATAAAGCCGTAATCTGTGAAAGGGATTGCTCTATTCTGTTTATTTTTCACGTCGGCGAAAACGAAAATCCTCAAATCAATCTGCTTCTTGTATGCCTTAAGCTTCGAGCTATGTGTTCCCTTAAGCGTTCTAAGTGCGGAGCACGCACTCTTGAAGAAACCCTTAACCTGATAGTTCCATGCGATCGGTGTTCCGTCCTCAAGCTTCGGAAATGCGGTCTTTCCCTTCTCCACGACTTCATCTACGCCCAGCATTTCAACCTCTTCCTTCCGAGACATTGCGTCCGGTGCGTTTGAAGCGATGTACGTTTCGTGAATCTTCGGGTCTCCGGAAGCTGTTCCCAGTACCTCGTCTACGAATGTCAGTCTTACTCTCATTGTTTCCATTTTGTCCTCCTTGCCCGCCTTTTACGGCGGGACTTTTCTTCTCACTGTTTTAACGTCGATTTTTTGTTTGTTTTATCTAAAGTAATAACGGCTAGTTTATTGTGTCCCTGTTGGTCTCTTGATACAGCTCGATTGCGTCCTTCACGCAGTCATAATGCTTGTCCAGCATATCAAGTAGTGTAATCAATTCCTGCAAAGGGAGTCGGACACTCTCTTCCCCCCTGCATAGCGCAACCTCTTTGCCCCGGCAGACAATTGTTAGGCAATCTTTCCCAACGTCATCATCCACCCTGTACATTGCGTCGGTTATTGTTTTCTTTCGCACTTTTTCAAGGCTCAGCTTATAAAGCATTATTCCTTCAACCATCTTTCCAGTGTTTCCACCGATTCACCAGTAATCCGTGCGGCAAACTCAATCTTCATTTGTCCTTGTTTGAGTCTCTCCGCGATCCGGTCCCAATCCTTCGGCTTATTCTCATTCGGTGCGCCTACAATCTCACCAAGCGGTAATCCACAGCTTGTCCCTTTATAAGAACTGATGAAGTCGTGCGCTTCTTTTGCTCTTCCGGCGAGAAGACCAGTGATTGCTAATGCTTCACTTTTCGGCAGTATCACTGTTTTTCCCCAGCCGCTGAATGCAACCTCTTCTCCATCGACGACACATGAGAAGCGCTTCTCGATTCCATACTCTCTATCGTCGTCGTAGCGATAATACCCGTCCGTTCCCGCTCTAAGTTCGCCCAATCCTCCATTAATTAGCATTGAGAAGAGCCTCCCTTCTGCGGAACTCCGCTCTTACCGCTTCTCTCCGTCTGCTGTCACCCTCCATCTTTATGGGGTGGCACCGTTCGAGAATTCGGTCGTATAATCTTTCGTCCATCGTCTCGGTTGACTTTGCGAAATCAGCAAGCGGTATGTTCGTTGTGATAATAAGCGGTGTTTTCGCCTCATAGCACATGTTTATCACCTTGTAGACAAGCTCTTTCATGGTCGATGTTTGCCTCTCGATTCCGAAGTCGTCTATTACAAGCAGTCTATGCCTTACAAGCTTCATGAGTTTTTCAACCTTCTCATAACCCTTCAATCCTTCAAGCTCTTCTGCGATATATGAGAAATTCGTGAAGCGTGCCGTGTAGCCGTTCTGAAGCAGTGTATTAGCGATTCCGGCGGCGATGGTGGATTTTCCAGTCCCTACTCCGCCAGTGAGCAGAAGTCCTATCCCATCCCTCGAAAAGTCCTCGAAATGGTCAGCATAGCCTTTCGCCTTATCCACATACTCGTTCTCTTCAAGTTCTTCAAGCGTTCTTCCGTACGCTCTCTTTTGCTCTTCTCCGTAATCCTTGAAGCAGCACTTTGTGTTCCTTTGGATAATTACCTCACGTTTTCTCCGCTCTTCAAGGTTTCGTGACTCTTCCACGCACTTACACCCTGGTTCCACAATCAGAAGTCCCCTCTTCGTGTGAATCATCACCTGTTTCGGCGTATTGCACACCGAACAATAAATAGTCCCATCCCGGACATATTCGTTTTCTCTTAACTCTCTCATTCATTCTCCTTCCTGATTTTTCCATTCAATGCCGGTCCAAACTACGCCTTAGCCGTGCAAAACTTCTCCGTCACTCCGCTATTCGATACAGTTCATTTCCCTTGCGGCTCAATCCGGTTCCTCCGCAAAACCGATCGCTACAGTGCTATTCCCTAGCCTATCGCCACCATTCAGAACTATTCCCGTGCTTTTCTCCACAAAACGATTCTTTTTCTGTTCATCGCTATTCAACTCCATTGCTATTCGCGGCTATTCGCACCGTTTCTTCGCCCTAACATTACTTTTCACTGCGCTTCCATTCCATTACTGCACTTTGCTGTACTTCACTAGGCCATTACCGAACCGATCATTGCCGTTACCCCTCATCGCAAAGCTTTTCTGTCGCTTATATACCAAGCAGGTCGTCTAAGTCGGTCTTGCTGTAGTCAAGCTTCGGATTCATTGGCGGTGTGTAGTTCTCATCGAGATAATCTATGTATCCGCTGTTGAAGAACGTGCTTCCGTTCTGTGCTTGCCTCCACTCGTCCTTCTTCAAGTCTTCAAGGTATCTATCAATGGCACGTTTGACATTATCCCAACCGTGGCTCATTAATCGTTCCTTTGACTTCTCGGACACTTGACCTTTCCCTCGCTTGTTAGGGTAGTACTGCCATGCTCTTTCGAAGAACTCATCAGGGGTCTCATCAGGTGATTCAGAGCACGAATGCACATTATTAATATCTCTATGATTATTATTAGTATTATTATTTATATTTATATTGTGTGACATTTTGTCACACCCCATATGACATTTTGTCACACCCCCCTGTGACATTTTGTCATACCCCCTATGACAATTTGACACACCCTGTGACAATTTGTCACACCCTCTCTCTGCCTGATAGGACACTCTTTTTTCGTTGTTATTGAGAACTGTTTCCGTTTTGGTGACGAACTTCTCTTCAACAAGCTTGCTAAGAATCCGCATGATATGCCTTCTTGAGCACCCCGTCCAATCTGCTAGGTATTGTGCTGATCCAGTGAACTCTCCTTGCTTGTTCTGTGAGAATCCGTAGATAATCGCATAGACAATAAGCTCATTTCCCGAAAGCTTCAGGTCTGTTCTCATCCACCCTTGAATTGTGATGTAAGTTCCGTCGTTAATCATATCCACCTCCTAAAAAGGCAAATCATCGTCCACTCCGATAAATGCATCCGTTACACTCTCGCTTCTATGCTCTTCCTGGTGTCCACCGCTGTTCGGCTTGCTCAGGAACTCAATTCTGTTGGCAACAACATCTGTTGTGTAAACCTTCTTTCCGTCCTTGCCATCGTAGCTTCCAGTCTGAATCCGTCCGTCAACCGCTACCATGCTTCCCTTCTTAAGGTACTTGTTGCAGTTCTCCGCCTGTTTGCCGAATGCGATAATGCGAATCCAGTCTGTACCCTCCGTCGGTCTATCCACAGCCATTGTGAACTTGCATATAGCCGTGTCCTTATGTGCTCCGCCGTATGTAAGCTCAGGGTCTCTCCCCAGCCGACCAATCTCAATTACTTTGTTCATGCTTCTCTCCTTCCAGTAAGTAATTAATTTCTTCTCTCGACATTGTTTCAATGCCTTGAGCTTTGCAATCAAGAACGACTTCATCAATCAATCTTGACATTGACTTTGTGTCGTATTCCGAAGTTCCGTAATACGCTTTTAAGTTGTGGTAGCCTTGCGTTCTTCGGCACGGTCCAATATCATCAACGAACCACGCTATACCGTGACTGCTCCACACCTTCGAGAAGGCCTCTAATGCGTCCTCTCGCACAGGGATTACGTAATATTGACCGAATCCCCTTACATAGTACTTATAAAGCTCTATGGGGCTATTTTCGACCTTGAAAGCTAACTCCTTCAAAAGCACCCACATATAAGCGTTTGCGTCCAGTGACCTTTTCTTCTTTCGCCGCTTGATAGACACCGTGTATTCCGCCTCAGAATCTACCTTTCCAGCTTCATCAATGATTCTCTGAAGCTCCGCAGCTTCCTTCATGTCACACTCAATCGTTAGTTGTGCGCTCCACAGTGTCGTCTGAAGATTCAGATTCTTTATCCGCATAATTTTTTCCGAAAACCTCCACAAAATTTGTGTTCGGGTACGCTTCCTTGAAACGTACTTGCGCCCATGATTTCAATCTATCGTTTAATTCCCTGTTATGGTGTACTCCGTGCGGCGGCTCATTGTGGTGAGCGTGGCACAGATAAACCATCATTCCGTAGGCTGTACTATTCTTTCGATTAGCACCGCCGTATACGTGATGTTCTTCCGTATTCGGATTCCCACAGAATAGGCATCCGGATTCGCGATCCTGTAATATCGACTTCATCAAGCGTGCGCCTTGTCGATTTTGCTGTTCAGAACCTTGCTTGCGTGAACATAATCCGCTTTGGTCATGTCCGAAATATTCTTGACTTTGTAGTACTTCAGGAACTTCTCAGTATCCGTTCCCAGCTCTTCCATCATCTGTTCAAGCACTCTCACCTCGTGCGGTTCGATTTTCGCTTCTTCAAGTTCGTTCTGTTCGTTCGCCGAATTGCCAAGTCTATAGCAAACACTTCTTGTCTTAGTGTTGTAGATTTCAAGCTCAGTGATTCTATCGCCGTTGTAACCAATGTGCCGTACCACGAAGCGGTCATTACACTTGTCTTCTTTTGTGATGTTGCAGTCTTTCGCCTGAATCCAGATGAACGGCGCCGTGTACAGCTCCCGTCCGATGCCCCAGTTGAAGCAAGCACGCTTGAAGCTGTCGGATGCAAGCCCCTTCTCTTTTTCGCTCCGGCTTTCCTTCCCTGTATCTTCCTTCTCAACCCACTGGTTCTTTTCGCTGTCCCAAATGGACACGATGCAGTTAGCGTTGTCCCTGTTGTGGTGTCTCTGCCAGTTCATCGCCCCGACTGTCTCATCGAGGATGTTTTGGTCGCATCGAGCGTCCTTGTACAGAAGCAGCGTTAAGCCGTTAGAATAAACCTTCTGAACCCGGCAGTCGATTTCGTCTGCCTTAAGCTTTCTAAACTTCAATTCCATTCTCGTACCTCCTTACCAAGCCATTCTCATATAATCGCTGTTCCATTCTCTTTCAACTTCGCTTCTCGAAAGCTCGTCCACTTCGAAGTAGTAATCCTCAGTCACGATTCTCTCTCCACAGCACGGGCAGTAATGGAAAGTCTGCTCATGCTCTCCACAGTCGAACAGCACCTCAGTGTCCTCTGTAATGTCGTCCTCCGTGTATACCGCTCCACACTCTTCACAGCGGTACTTCTTCGCCAAGTCAATGTATTCCTGATTTTTCATAACCTTTTTACCTCCCTAAAACGGAAACTCCGCCCAAGCTCTCATGCCTTCGGGGTGCTGACCCTTCATTTCCATTTCGAGGAACGGGCATGTACCCCATCCATAATCCACCGTGTAATCATCTGTCGTAACGTAGTTGATGTACGGCATTCCATATGCCACAAGGTACGTTCCATCTTCCGGTGGGTTCCCCTCGTAGTGCCATACGATTTCCTTGTGAATTTTCATTACTTTTCCTCCTTCTCCAATACTTCCGTAACCATGCTGAAGCAGGCTTCAAGCACCACTCTCAGTACTCTTTCGTCGTATCCTTCTGCAATTGCACCTCTAGCAATTGCCCTTCCAGCGGCTGCATACTCAGCGAACAGGCTATAAATCATTCCTTCAACGGTTACCGTGCCAAACTCATCTGTCTTAATCATCTGCATACCACCTATTTCATTGTTCCCTTCTCGATAAAGTCCATTCTGTCGTTGTCTGCATAAAAACCGAATACCACCCAGGAAACAACCTTCTCAAACACCTTGTAAGCCTCCATCAGCTCGTCAAACGTTCTGCTAACGCTTCTTCCGGTCTTGTCGCTATAAGCTCTCACCGCATACTTGCTTCCGACCTTGTTAATGCTGTAATGCACCTGTCTGCTAACATCATCAACGCTTGTAATCATGAAATCCATTCTACATACCTCCCATTAAAATCATTGCTACCATCATCAGTGTTCCAATTGCGCCTCCGATGTACATTCCCACGGTGTCGCCGTTGTACTCCTCAGCCGCTTCCTCTTCGAGGAACTTTTTAACCTTCAATCTGAAGCTTTTCATAACCTTTTTCCTTTCCCTTGCGAAAATCATCAATGTTGAGTCGAATACACTTCCCAACTCTGTAGTACGGGATTGAATCGCTCTCAATAAGTCGGTATACAGACACCGTGCTAATCCCCATGATTTCCGCGAACTCTGATACTTTCACAAACATCACAGCCTCCAAAGTTTACTTTTCTTCAACCTCGTTTGAAAAAAAAATATCACGAAACTCTTTCATTGTCCGAATATCAAGCTTTTCTACAAGGTACTGTTGTTCGTCCGGTGTAAATTTCACCTTATTTGTTATCTTCCCCCACAGGGATTGTCTCGATATTCCCATTTCATCGGCTAAATACGATTTTTTCATACCTGAACTTTCAATTCTATCGTTCAACTTTTTCGTATTTATCAATTTGCACCTCCTTTCCTTGAATGTTCGATATTCTTCAACTTTCACCATCATAATACTACTTTTGACACTTTTCGTCAACACTTTTTTTGCAATTTTGTAATTTTTTATTTAACGTCGCCGTGCTTTATGTTATCTTGACGTTGAAAGAAGGTGAATATTATGAATAGTAACATTGGCGAAAATATTAAAAGAATGCGAAAGAAAAGAGGATTATCACAAACACAACTCGCAATCAAACTTGGGTATAAATCTAAATCAAGCATCGCAAAAATAGAAACTGGAAACGGTGATGTCCCACGAAACAAGCTCCCACAGTTTGCAGAAGCGCTAAACTGTTCTATTTCCTACTTAACAGGCTGGAATGAGTTAAAAACATTTGATGATGAACATAGAGAAAAAACACCTTATGACATTCTATGCGATAAAATCGGCAGTTTATCTCCTTCCGATATGGAAAACGTATCTGATTATATTGATTTTGTGATTAACAAAAGGAAGTAGTCATGCATATAAAACAGCTTGAAAAGAATAAGTACAGAGTGTGGATTGATATTAACACCGACTATGTAGGAAAAAGGAAGCAGAAATCAAAAGTGTTTCACGCTTCCACAAAACGAGATTTAAACAATCAAATAAATGAATGGGTTGAGTCAATATCGGGAATATCCGCCCAATGCAGAACTGTTTCCGACATGTGTAATGCTGTATGGAGTCAGGTTATCAATAATAAATCCCCAAATACAATTCACACCTACAACGATCAGCGCAACCGCATAGACAACACCATCGGTTTGTTGCGCCTTGAAAAGCTTTCCCCTCGCACCCTTCAAATGTGGGTTGATGATTTATCTTCCGAGCTTTCACCGAGAACAATCCGCTTCACATACTCCCTTCTTCGTAACTGTTGCTCTATTGCTGTAACGTGGAACCTAATTAAGACGAATCCATGTCACGACGTGAGCCTTCCTTCCGTAAGAAAAAAGGAAGTACAGATATTATCACCTGAAGATTTTACCGTTTTCTGCTCACACCTAGACGAACTGCCACTGGATTATAAAGTCTGTTTCGAGCTTGCGTTGTTTGGATCGCTTCGAAAAGGGGAAGTGTTAGGAATAATGGAAGATGAAATTCCTGATGATGGAAGATTCTATATTAAGCGTGCAAGGTATTCACCCAATTTAAGGGAAGTATTCGTCAAGGAAACGAAAACATCTTCCGGAGAACGACTATGCATACTTCCACAATTGGTAGTTGATGATGTTATAGCCCTTCGGAAACAGCACATACAGAGCAAACTAAAGTATGGGAAGGCATGGGCTGATTCACCTTATTTGCTGAAAGAAGAAAACGGAGAAGCTTTTCACGCTTCTCTATGTATAACACGGCTACAATCCTATATGAAGAAAATAGGGCTTGAACCAATCACATTTCACGCACTGCGTCACACATACGCTTCGATATGCATTTCATTAGGCGTGAATCCCGAGATAGTTTCTAAGCGCATGGGGCATTCAAACATATCAACAACGCTAGGTATATATACGCACTTATTCGAGCAAAAAAATAATGATGACGAAATAGCGTCAGCATTAGGAACGATGTTGTCTCAATCTGTGGAAAAGTGCGACTAATCTTATCAAATGTTACATTCTCGTTACACTTTTTAAAGCAATCACTTTCAAGCCTTTTAATATCAACGATTACAAACAACTTCTCATAGATTTTTATTATTTGTGAAGTGGATAACACCCGATAACATCTCTATCGAAAATGTTGAAAACTCCGCATTTTTCGATAGGGATGTTATGCATTGTTATATAAAGTTATAAATTATTTTGTTACACGCTTGTTACATCTTCGGGGGAAGGACTGCTATACCCCTTCCGCCCGTCTATGTATGATTCTTTCGCAGCGTCTATAGCTCTTTCAAGCATTGCTAGATTTGGTCGAAACTCTTCAGGAGCTTCTATTTCATCATTCATTAGCTTCAGCTTATAGTCTTCTAGAATGTGTTCGGCTACAAGAATACGTGCGCCTAAAGGGTTGCACAAATGAGCAAGCATGAGTTGTATCACGGAAGCAGGACTCGACCCATGATTTCCTGAATAGATATACACCAATGCAAGCTTATCTTCGGCGGTTAGGTTTTCGGCCATTAACTCGTATAAGCGATCCACGTTTTCCGCATTTTCGTTCTCTCCCAATGCAAACTCATCAGGGTATGTCAATATGAACATATATGGAATTGGGTTCTCTCCAACGGTCCTAAACCATTCTATCATTTCACTCACGGTCGGTTCGCTTTTTCCGTTTTCCCACCTACCTATAGTTCGAACTTCTACATTGAGTGCTTCCGCCATGGAAGATTGAGATTTACCTACTCGCGTCCTTGTGTACTTCATAATTTCTCCAACTGTCATTTTTCACACCTCCCACCTTATTTTATATCAATCGGACAAAAATGTAATCATTTTCATTTGAATTCGGTGTATTTTTAGAATTGTGATTTTGTTTCAACTTCGATACAATCCAACGTATCAAATGTAAGGAAAGGAGCGTATCAATGGTTAATTTTGTTCGATTAAGCGGAATGCTTGCTAGAAGGTATGATGATTATTTTGTTCTTGACTGCAACGGCGTATTTGTTCGATGTGTTGATTATGACACATCAAAGTTTAATATCACCGATTGCTTTGTTATTACTGGTCACTTGCTCAACCAATACAGACGGAATGTGAACACGCTGATTGTGAGCGTTGATTCGCTCAAGTTTGTCACATAGAAAAAAGAGTCGGGTTTATCCGACTCTTTTCTCTGAATACCGTATTGTTAAATGAGAAAGGAGGCGCTCAATAATGACTCTGAACGCTATTATGTACAGGTTTATTGTACACCTCCAATCATCACATTTCAAGAACATTTGTTCTCTTACTGCTTTGTAATGTCGATAGCAAGATTGCTTCCGGTTACGGCTTGACCGCCGATTACAACAGTCAGTGTAGAACTGTTCTTTCCGCAGTATAACCGCACGATACCACTTGTTCCCAGCGTGACGGTATCACCGATCGCTTTTACAGTCTGTGAAGCATTCATTCCCGGAACGGCTGTACCGTCCTGATAAACCGCCATTGTCACATTTCCTACCGCAGTTCCTACCACCGTAGCTGTAACAGCAACATCATAGTAGCCTTGACCGTTCAGCTCCATGGCATTGTTTGCCATTTGGCAGCATTGACCAAATCTTCTAATGATTGTATTCGGCTGATAGGTTCCACCTTCCGGAATCGTCGCCGTGCTTGTATTCACCGCATAAATCGCACTTTTGCAACTCATAATTCCCTCCTTGGCTATATGCCTTTACACCCTATTAAATAGCGACTCCGCACCCGCAGTTACCGAACGGATTAGAACCACTGCAATAAGTAGTAGCATTAGGGTATCTTACAACACCGCACATTGCATTCTGCATCTGAAGCTGTGTAACCTGTGCCTGTAACGACTCAATTTTGTTCTGAGATAATGCGTCAAGAATCTTCTGAGTCTGTGCTGTAGTGTTCGCATTGATGTTCGCCGTATTGATTGCTCCGTTATAATTAACGCCATCAATACCACGCTGGGTAATACAGCAACAGTCAGAAATTCTGTTCTGCGTCTCATTGAAGTTTCTCAAAGTCTCATAACCGAGATTTGAAATGCCGTTCTGCACGCCCATGTAATCGTTCTGAAGGCTATCATTAAGTCTCCCGACCGAATTCTCAAGACCGTTGAAGTTCATCGCATTACACAACCCCGCTTCGGTGACAGGTTCAGATTGATTGCTGCCCCTGTTCCAATAGCCTCCGCCCATCATCATGAGAATCAGCAGTGCGAAAATCCACATTCCACCGTTGCCAAAATAATCATCATTATCCTTTGTCACGGCGGCAATGTCAGACAAGCTCATGTTTTCCATTTCCTTCTCCTTCCTTCGGATTGCTCCGAATAAGTAAAATAATTGACGATAAATTTAACTAACTTCCGCGAAAGTCAAATAATTTCGAAAAAACTAAAATAACTTTCGCTAAATTTCACTTGCGCAAGTGGTTATTAAAAAAATATGGTAGTTTTTTTAAATATGTGTGCTTAATCGTGTCAAAACGTGTCATTTCGTGTCAGAAACGATACCTTTTGTGCCGATTCTAAGTTTCGCTAGCTATTTAATGCTGTTCATAAATTCGTTTACATCGATTCCACGTTCCCTACAGATAGAACGAACCATCTGTTCCGCAGACATTCCTTTTCCCGATAACATACCCATTACGTTCTGCATTTGTCTCGAATCGTTCATCATAGCTTTTGCCCGATTCGCTAGATCTCCTAGCTGATTACTGTTCTGATTCCTGAATATGCTGCTTCCCATTTAAGACTTCCTCCTTGAATTGTTCGAACTCTGCCTTTGTGATGTACTCTTGTGAAACATTCGGTGTAGCCGTTACCTCTTCAAATCGAAAAATTCGAATTGTTGGGAATCCCGCACCGTCGGTTGATTTGAGATAGAATATGTCTTCTGCACCGTCGAATAGTGCAACGACACTGTTTGGGCGCATTTGATACGCTTTAGCACCATCAAGACCAGTTACCCTCACAAGCTGTTCATTGCCCCCATAAGGCTGATAAAATCCGTACATGGTATTATTCCTCCTTGCCCAAATTGTAATAAGAAAGACGACGGTCAACCTTTCGATTAACCGTCGTCTTCCTATCACATTTTTACCTGTAAACCCCTCGTTGCCGTGGAGGCAATATTGGGTCATATGCCTGTACTTCGTCGTACTTTCGTTTAAGCCTACTGATAATCCTATCAATCGTCGAAACAGACAAGTTCAGCTCCATGGCTTGCTTTGTTCTGCTCCAACCAGCCGCACGTGTACGCATTACAATTTCTTCATCTTCGGACAAGTTCGCCTGTTCGATGAATCGTTCCAGTACTATTTTAGTCCAGATTACTTCGTTGGTCATGTCGCTCACCTACTTTGTTAGATGTTTCAGAGGGTCAACAGGCTCTCCGTTAATCATCATCTTAAAGTCAAGGTGCGGACCGGTGGAGACTCCCGTATTTCCTGACCGGGCGACTTCCTGACCCCGTGCAACCTTCTGACCTCTCCTTACACCGACTTTAGACAAGTGGCTGTACTGAGTGACTACTCCGTTTCCGTGGTCAATCTGAACGATGTTTCCATAGCCACCTGACCATCCAGTCGCTACAACCGTACCACCATCGGAAGCACTGACCCTCGTACCTTCAGGAACGGCAATGTCGATTGCCGGGTGATTCGAGGAAGCACCCGCAGTAGGCGCATTTCTGTAGCCGAAATAGGAAGTAATTGTTCCGTGTGCCGGGTAGATGTACTTTCCGGTTGACTTACCTTTACCCTCTTCATCAAGTCCAAGTGCCTGAGCTTCCTTGTAGTACTTCGAATCCTTACCAATCTTCACACGGTTTCGGTTCTCATACAGATAATTGATGTCCTCTTTGGTAATTCCGGCATCCATCAGCTTCGCCAGTGACTTTGCCGCCCCTTCTGCATTCTCGACCTTGCACGCCTGTTTAAACTCACGTGCCGTGTCTGAGTTCTCAATCATCTTCCGGGAAATGTCCTCTTTAGACCAGCCCTGTTCGGCGAGGTAGTTTGTGTACTCGTCCATGCGAGAAAATGCCTTTTTATCCCATTTCTCAATGTCTTTATGGTATCTCGTCCGAGTCTCACTAATGATTGCCTCATTGAATTTTTCCCGAGTTTCTTTCGAAACTCCGCAAGCCTTCATCAGTTTTTTTCTACGCTCACAATCCTTGTACCAGTCTGTGATAGAGATTGTTCCCTCTTTCAGCTTTTTCTTCCAGTCCTTCTTGATATAGTTGACTACAGCCTCTTCACGGTACTCACCCTTCTTGCCCTGAGCCTTTGCGAGAGCTTTTTCAACGTCGGCATCGAAAGCCGCCTTTTCACGTTCCTTCTTGTCTCTCGTGAAGCCCAAGGAATCGAGCCTATCATCGAGCTTCGAACCTTCCTTGACTCTGAAAAGAGCCTTAATCGTTCTTCCTCCGAGTCCTTCATCGTCCCAAAAACCATAGTCGTCCGTATCCTCTGAGGTTGAGAGTTTTTCGTAGGCGCTCTTGAGCTTTCCAAAAAGCGAGTTTGATTTAGCAGCCTTTTCCGCTACTCCACCGAGTTTTTTCTCAACAGCGTTAGGCTCCCCAGGAACTGAGCCGCCCATTTCCTTGTACTTCTTCGCGAAAACATCCACGCGATCCTCCGCAGCGTCCGCGAAAACAGCGAACGGATCAGGTAGTCCGAGAGCGTTAGTTATTGCCCCAACGTCTCGTTTCGCATTAGCAAAACCGAATCCCGCAAAGGCGAGAATCGTGTTCAGGAAATCGACACTATCACCGATTGACAAGTCGTTATCCGCTTTCTTTTTGTTGTACTTATAGAGCGCTTTATTGATGGAGTAAAGCCAATCAGAAGTAATATTGCTCTGAGACATTAAGCTGAAATAATCAACTTCCTCTCCACTGAGAAGGTCAAGTGTCGTGTTGAATACGCCCCACAACTCTTCGAATCCCGGAATCTGCCGAATTGGGTTTTCATTTGACCAGAAGTTATCCCCAAACAGTTCTTTGAATGCCGCAAGATAGGTGATAGGCTCACCCTCATCTTTCGCCTTATCCGTTTTTCTCATTGCCTGAATGAGTGTTTTTGCAAATGCCGCCGCAAAGGAATTGATTGTGAGAACCGTTGCCATCTTCGTGACTGCTTTAGCGGCTTTCACCTTTTTCCCTTCCTTCTTGTAACGGCTTGCTTCGATTAAAGCGTCTCTAAAGATGTTGAATGTCTTCAAAGGCTCCGCTTTAAACGAGGAAACAGATTTAGCAATAACACTCTTGTCACGCATAATCTGTGCTCTATGAAGTGGAGAATCTACCGTCTGTGTGTAGTCGAAAATGTATGCCGCACGTTCTCCGCAGTACTTAAGGAACTCTTCACTGCCCGGTTTCAAGTCCTTCCGTGTTGCCCTTGTTTCTGCCTTTACAGCTTTCCAAATGTGGAGCCATGTTCTAAGGTCTGCCGCTTCATAAAGGCCCATAGCGAGCTTGTCACGAATAGACTTATGGTTCATGATAATATCCTCTGACGAACGAGAGAAGTTCAGTTCATGGTTTCCTTGGAACTTCCACCACGTGATAGGGCAATACTTGTTCATTTCTTCAATCAGAGCGTTCCGTTTTTTCGCCTGAATCCTTGCTGGGAGCATGGTGTCTTTAGGACTCCGCAGAAAGAAATACTTCGGGCTAATTTCCATCCACGCTCTACATACTGCCGTGTACTGCTGGGCCCATACACTAAGGTTTGCGGCAATAGCAGCTCTTTTGTAGTTGTTCATTCCGGCATTGATAATCTTCGACCAGCCGTCAACCTTCTTGTCCTGCTGGTGTCTAAAGTCGTTGATGATATTCTTCGTGTAGTCGATAGACTGAATACCGAATGCCCGAATCATCTGATTGCTTACATCACCCGTATTCAGAAGTCGAGTAATGGCTTTCAGTGCCTTCTGTGAAGAAGCGTACAGATTCATTTCATCGCAGTGACGAGCAAACACTCTGATACAATCCTCAATCACAAGAGCGTTCTCTGCTTTTTCGTTTACGTTCTTACTCCATCCAGGATCAGGAATACCAGCAATGCCGTTGTAGCCTGTTTCAAGGTTTTTAAACTTTCCGTCCTGGACCGTGTACATTGGGAAGTAGTTTTCTTCCTCGAACAGTCTAACTCCGTACATTTCCATGGAGGCCTTGTTTCCACGTTCTGCAATAACCGTTGAAAGATAGTCTTGCATTGCGTTGGCAAAATCCTTCTGCTGTTGAGTGAGAAGAGCGAACATATCCGCCAAATCTGCATCGGTGACTGCCACCGTCTTGTAGTCGGTCATGTCACGCCTAAGCACCTTGTCGGCTACCTTCTCACGAATCTTCCGTGTGTCCTCGTTAATAACAGGAACACGGATTCCTTCACCGTCGCGAATGTGACGCATAGCTGCTTCACGCTTCGCCAGCAGATAAAGCGACATAATCTGAGTGTCGCTCACATCAATCTTCTTTCCCGATTCAAGCTCAATCTCGTTTCTGTGGTCTTGCCACTTCTGAGCGTCACTGTGTCCACCATTAAGGCGCAACCACCGCTTATTCCCCGGAAGGGTTTCAACGAACTCTGCCGTCTCCTTTGTGTACTGGAAATACTTATCCTGAGAGTTTCTAAGCACGTCCCAAATATGGCTGAATGTGCCGCCGGCATTCTTGAAAAAGCTCATCGGTGTTACGTTATCAAAGTTCACAAAATCACGAACTAATCCATACGCACCTTTGAATTTCTTCGCTTCGCCGTACTTCTTAATCATTTCTTCAAAGTCATTGCAGATATTATCACTGATTCTTTTGTACGACTGTTTCAGTCCGTTCAGGTCCATTTCCTGTCCTTCGGTAATCTCAAATCTGACACCCTTCAGAACATCTTTTACAACCTTCAGCTCTTCGAGGGTCATATCCCTCATAGGCTTGTTGATGGAAGCGAGCACTTCAAGATTATTCATGAGAACCTCGTTCTCCGTGAACATACCCTGATACTCCTTTTCTTTAGAGATTTCACGCATCGCCTCTCTTAAAGCATGAATCTTTAAAGCGGCCCCTGTAGGTGTTCCTGTCTTTTTAATCTCCCTCTGCTCTGCCTTAACAGAGTTTGCCGTCTGAATGTCGAGAGCTACAAGAGCCTGTGCGAGCGGTCTCCGAATCTCCTGTGGAATGTTTTTCTCGTACTTCCGTTCCTTCGTGAGAAGCCGTGAAGAAAGCCATGCGTAGTTCACGTTGATGTTATTGAGAACCTTCCGCTTCTCCTCACGGCGCTTCCGCTTCTCTTCCTTCGCTTTGTTCTTTTCCTTCACCTTCTCGATACGCTTTTCCCTCGTATCAATCATCTTCTTGTACTTCGTTTCCTGAGATTCGAGCTTCTTCTCGTATTTCTTCGCCTGATTTTTCGCCGCAGTTTTCGTTTTCTCCAACGTGTCGTTCGTGTCTTTCAGCTTGGCGGCGAGAGCGTCCCTTTCACCTTTAAGGCGATTTTTCATGGTGTCATACTTTTCCTTCTGCTTGTCTGCATAGGTTTTGTACGATTCCGCATCCTGAATAAGAATTTCCGAAAGGTCGTTAACAAGAGCCTTTTTCATCTGATTGCAATCGTATTCGCTCAATCCATCAAGACTATTCGCCCAAGATTGCATACGCTCTTCCAAGATATACGGTAAACCTTCTTCGTTGTGAAGCTCTCCATCTTCTTGTAATGCACTGCCTAAGCCCATTTTGGTATCTTCGGTGCCGAAAAGAGCTGTTGATATATCAGGGTTCTCATTTAAATACGTGTCAATATTCGATTTCTTCCTGTTCGAATCAGCCACCGCAGAAGCAAAGCTTCCTGTATAACTAGCGCTTCCGTGCCTTACGGTAACATACTGGAAATGTCTATTCATTTCGGAAACCGTTACGTTGTTGACCGTTCTATAATCGCCCCACTTTGAGCGTTCAATGTAGATAGGATTCTTTCTGAGAGCACGCTTAATATTGAGAAACTCACGCATTTCGTCGTTCTCATAGTTGTAATCAATCACATCAACAATTTCTTCACTTGCCTTTTCCAAGACATCATAAACGACATCCATATTCGGATGTTCCTTCTGAAGCTCATAGTATGCCGTTGTGAGTGCGTCAACCGCAAAGTTTCTTGTTTCACGCATGGTTTTCTTCGACATGGTGGTATCATCACCGACAACCTTGTGAAGGAGATCGCCGACTTTGTTCTTCACGGACTTTGCGTTTAGAACCTGTCCATGTGTGAGTTTTTTATCTGCCTTGAGCGGTTCGATGACGGAATCAATTGTTTCACGGATTTCTGCTCTCGTGTCGATGTTATCCTGTTTAATCATAGGGTTGAATCGAGGGAACGACTGTTTCTTGAAATCCTTGTGGTCTTTCGTCTCTTCATTCCAGTTGATAAGTTCGTTTACAAGTTCGCTGTCTTCACTGTTCTCAATGTTCGTGAAGCCTTTAATGTAATCGTCGTACTCATCGTCATAACCTGAATCTTCGGACTCCGTTTCGAGACCAGCACGCCGTCTGTATTCGATTAACTGTGCTACACGCTCTTCTCTTTCGAAAAGTTCGTTGTACTCGTCCTCCGTACCCTTTAAGCTATCGAGCTTTTCCTGGTCGGCAATCGTCCATCTTTCATCACCGTATTTCTTAAGCTGCTGTTCATACTCTTCCGGTGTTAAGTGTCGGATATAGTCATAATCAACATCAGGTTCAACTTCCATAGAATAATCATCATCCACGGAATAGGCTTTTCCTTCACGCTGTACCATCTTTCCGAGACCCATAGCGAGCTTTTTGTTATGGAGTGCTGTTGTCAAAAACTCTTCGGCATCCTTAAGAAGATTGTACTGAGAGAACAGAGCTTCCTTGTATCTGCTGTCGAACTGATTTCCGAGACCGAATATATCCCGAATCTTTCTGATTACCCTTCTGACGGCGTTTAGAAGCGTTCTGCCGGCTTTAAAATGCTTTTCGGTAATTCTGTCCATGAACTTATCATCGTGCAGAATTTCGCCCATTTGAGAGCAAATAACCTCTTCTAAAGCCTGTTCGTCATTCAGCTTCTTACCCGCTTTCTTGTAGCGTTCTTTCACGTCCTTAATCGTCTTGTTGAAGCTCTCCGCATTATCCTGTGTCCACATCGTCTTGAACGCTTTGGCGAGGTTATCATACCCCTTCATGTCATAATCCTTGATACCGTGGACAAGTTCGTGCATTGCGGTATATGCCATGTTTTCCGATGGCGTTGCAGAATTCAAGATGATTGTATTCGTTGCATAGTCAAAGAGACCGTTCACATCGGCTCCGCCTGTGTAGCTCTGAATGTCGTCGGTGAGTTCAATATTCACCGAGAAAATATCGGCGAACTGCTTGAGTGCTTTTCTTGTTTCGGCATTCGTATTTCCGCTTGCCTTTACGGTAAAGCCGTTGCCGCCCGAATCAATTTTTCCCGCCCGAATCATGGAGTCTACATCTTCTGCCTTGAATCCGTAGTTCTCCACAATGTCACGTTTGATTGTATCGAGGATAGTATCGGGCTTTCCTTCCTTCGCCGCATTATAGGCACGCTCCATCTGCCGCATAAGCACGTTGTAATCTGTTTCTGATGAAACGTCCGCTTTGTTCGAAATCTCCTGAACTACGCTCTGACCGATAGAACCCATGTTATTGGAGTACTCCGATTCATATCTTCCACGAACTTCGTTCTTGTAGACTTCGTTCTCTTCCCGTGCACGTGAAACAAAGTTATCTGCCGCCTTTGCAAAGAGATATTCCCTTGTCGCTTTGTTCGTCTCAACCGCATTCAATGTGCCGTCACTGTTCAGAATCTGAGGCAACTTCTCCCCGGTCGCCTTTTCGAACACTTCACGCTCTTCTGTTTTGTTTGACATGAGCGTTTCAACGTCTTCGGGATTAAGCGTTCCTGTTTCAAGGTTTCCAGCCGCTCTTGCCACATCGCCAATTTGAACATCATCAAGCTGTCTATCTTCATCGAAAGACTTATTCATTTCAATGGCCGTATCGGTGCCTCTCTTCACAACTTCGTCTCCGTGCTTCTGTGCCACTTTAGACGATCCGTTAATAAGTCTGTCTGCCCCAGCGTCAAGGTTTTCATTCTCAACTTTTCGCATAGCCAAATTCCGTGCAGTCTGAATGGACTCCGAGTTCTTTGTCATTTGAACATTGATTGCGTGAGCCATATCTGCGTACTGCTCCAAGGCAATATCCGTTCCCTCGTTTGCGGTATCCTTGATAGCCTGTGCCCTTGTGGCAATTTTGCTATCCTCTACGTTTACCGCAATATCTGCCATTGCCTGTGCCGTGTTGTAGCTTGATACCTTCTCTGAGAGCACGTTCCTAAGAATTTCAGGACTGACATTATCATCAAGCCCCCTCATGCTCTTCATTACATAGTCTTGCTTGAGGCTATCTCTGACATTTGCTCCATAGGAAAGAGCACGACCGTTAGTCGCAACGCCAGTTACCGCTGTCATAATGTATGCAGAAGCCATGGCATCCAAAGTTTCGGATGCGGAAAATTTCTGTTTTACAGAAACCATCTTCATGTAATCTGCCGTCATTTCATCTTCAAGCTTTTTCGCCTTTTTAGAGTCTCCCGAAATGCTTGCGGATAAGTACTGTTGCATTTTCTCTGCCATGGAAGCAGCTTGCTTTTGACTCATGCCCGAATCGACATAGGATTGAATCTGCTCTTCTAGGAACTCTTTACTGTTGATGTCTTCGCCGTATACCTTCGCCAGTTCTTCACGGCTGACTCCGTATTGTGCCGCTTCATTTGAGATTCTATCTTCAAGGTTATCAGAGCCACTGAGAAGCATTTCACGATAGCTCTTTTCTCTCCGTTCATCTACGGCATTTCCATAGGAAAGGTTCGAGATAGGCGCATCCAAAAGACCGCCTACAAGTTCTTCGGTTGCTTCTTCTGTTCCACCAAGGGCAAGTTTCGCACCCGAATAAGCCACATTAGCCGCAACATTTCCGAATCTGTTTCCAACACCTACGGCAAGTCTATCAAGTGCGGTTGACTTTAAAGCACCGAGACCAGTTTTTTCAAGAGCCGCCCCGGCACCTGTGAGCTTGCTGGCAAGACCGGCACCGGCGAACATGTACTCTGTTCCCGTCTCTTTAAGCGCCTCAAGCACGGAATAGAGTCTATCTTCTCCGACTGTTGCTCCCTGTGCTTCCGCACTGCCCCTTGTGTTACCGTATGTTCTAGCCGCCATGGACACCGCCCAATACGGGCCAAAACTCATATCCGCCGCCGTACCGAGACCCGAGGTATAAGCACCCATGAGAATCTTCTCGAACCTGGTTAATCCTTCCATGGACTTCTCAACCTGTTTGTCACCGCTTGCCTGAATCTTCTCTCCGACTGAATATAGCGCCTTTCCGGGGTTATACATGCCACCGCTACGCATATACTCTTCTGCGTTGTTATAGCCCTCCTTGACCCCTCTGAGCGTGTTTTTAGTGCCCTCTGACACGTCCTTCCGCTGAATCTGACTATTGATGAATCTATCTTCTTCGAATTTGTTTGCCTTGACGATGGACGCTCCACCATGTCTTGTGTACACGTCCGCAACGTCACCAGCTGTTTTTGCAAAACCGCCGACAATCTGCTTTCCTGTCCCGACTGTAGCGTCACTTAATCTCTCATCGGCACGAGCAAGCTTTGTATTGGATAAATCAATACGGTTGTTATCCATTCTCCGAGAAGCTGTAGAACCGTTCTGATGTTCGCCCATTTCCATAGGTGAAGCACCGTAGGAAACCTTTTCCTTGCTCCGATTCTTTGAGAGCTGCTTTTTGGTTTCTTCCAGTTTCTTCTGATTCTCAATCTCTACCTGTCTGTCCGACTTGTCGGAAATTCTTTTTAATGAAGCCGCCTGATTCGCACGCTCTGTCTCTTCGTTCTTCTTAATCCGCTGTGCTTCATCGTAGTATTTGCCCGATTTATTCTTTACGCTTTCACGAACGGCGTTAACGTCCTTGTTAAAGTTGTTTCCGAGCTGAGAGCTTCCGTTAGAACCGCTCTCTTTTTGCTTCGCCTGAAGATTCTTCCGTACTTTTTCCGCTTCTATGCGATCCTGATTATTTTTCTTAACCTCTGCCATTCCACGAACCGCTTCTTGCTGATTCGCATTCTTTGTTCCGTTGAACTTTCCTTCGTGCTGTTTCTGCCCCGAGGACTCCTGTTCCATGTAGTCCTTTGCACGCTGTCTGTTCTGTTCGGTTATCTCATTCTCAATCTTAACCTGTTTTTCGTGGATAGGTTCGGTCTGCTGTTCAGACATAACACCGTCATGGAGCTTTGACGGACTGGAAGTTTTCGCATAGCGGTTCTCTACCGCCTGAATACCCTCTCTTCTCTTTTTCTCGATAGACTGCTGTCTCTCACGCTTTTCAGGATTATATTTTGCGGTTTCCCTTGTTCCCTGAAAAGTAGTTCCGAGACGAGAAGTAGACGAACGCTCCCTGTTAAGGTAACTGTTCGCCGCTTTTTTCCGTGCTTCATAGCTATCACGCTGTGAGGAAGTAGAAGGTGTGGAAACCCTCTGAACCCTTCTCTTTACTTCCTTCTTGCTCTTGTTCGTATTAGTAGAAAGGAAGCTGTTTCCTGTAGAGCCGTTCCCCGAGTGAATGTTCTGATACTCTCTATACGCCTGACTTCCGCTCTTTTTAGGTGTAGACTTTCTGACTGCCTTTACACGCTTTTTTACTTCCTTCTTGCTTTTGTTCGTATTAGTAGAAAGGAAAGAGTTCCCGGAAGAACCCTTTCCTTTGTGGGCTTTTAGATACGCTTCATACGCTTTCTTATCTTTCTTTCCCAAGGCAATGCCCCTTTCTATTTCTTCTTGTTTTTCTGAAGTTTGGATGCCGCCGACATTACTTTATCGGCAAATGACTTTCCACCGCCACCCGAACTGCTTGAACCTCTGGAAGTCGATGCGCTAGGAGAGTAATAAGTGCTTCCGCTACTTCTTCTACCACCGCCACTACTCTTCCGAGAGGACTTCCGACCCCCGGAAGAGCTACTTTTTTTTGCCTGATATACGTTCACGTTGTAATTAAGGCGATTCATGAGAGCATCTTCTTTGAAGTTTTTACCCTGCCAATAGTTGTTATTCTTCTGCTCATATCCCCACTGGCTATCAGATACCTTGTCTCTGTACCGTCCATATGACGTGTCGTCCGCGTCTCTAAGTGCAGACAATGAAGTGGAAGCGCGATTATACGCTTTATCTTCAAGCTCCATAGCCTTTGTGGCAAATTCCGCGTTATAGTCGTTGCGAGACTGCTGAGCCGCACTAACCGCATAACTCGTTCCGAATCCTCCGTTTAATGCCGCCGCATCCCCCATTGTATTCCTAGCCGCCTGTTCTCCACGCTGAGTGTAAAGCTTCGCCAACGACTGATAACTAGCGTCCTTTGTTGGGTCGTACTTCCAATTTACGACACTGTCAAGGGCGCCTGAGAGCTGCTTGTCATACGCTCCCTTATATCCCGATGGTGCTTTGTATGTAGGTGATTTCACAGTTGGGGCTTTCGTTTTCACATACTTTATTCCGCCCATTATTTATACTCCTTTCGTAAGTATGTTTTTGTTTTAGCATATAAGAAAAGCGGGGCTTTATTCGCCCCGCCACACCGCTATTTCAAGCGAATTCGCACATATACCGTTCTGTTTTCGTACTTCTGCTTCCTCTTTGGACCGAGGTTTTTCGGTTTAACATCTGAACCGCCAGCCGAATACCATAGGGCGTGTCCGTTCTTATCCTTGCCGACATACACCATCGTATGAGGCTTATGAGCAAACCCGCAAATGTCGCCAGGTTTTAATTTTGCCTTTTTCCATTTCTTCCGAGGATAGGCAATCTTCGCCTTTTTCTTGATAATGTTTTTCCCTGTTCCGTGAATCTTCGTATCAAGCCAAATGTACTTTCCCTTCGGAAGCACGCCGATTTCCTGTAAACCGAAAGAGATAAATGTCGCACAATTCGTTCTCTTCCCCTTTAACGCACTGGACAAACTCTTACACGGATGATTAGCGTTATACTTCACACCAGCCTTGATTAATTTCTGTGCGATCACCTTAAGTTCTTTCAGCAGCTTATCCGCCTTTGTGCTCTTCGGAACGGATACGAGGCGGACATATTTATGTCCTTTGCTGTCCTTCCAAATCGTCCAACCTTTAAGTGCCGGAACATAGATGTAGTAACCTTTAATCTTCGTTGCATGAACCTTTGTTCCAACCGAAAGAGTCTTTTTCAGCTTCGACTTGTAAGAAGGCTTTACCCGTAATGGGTCAGCCTTGATAACAACGTATGTTCTGTTAATCTTTCTACTTTTTGCCACGATACACCGCCTTTCCCTTGCTGTTAAAAACGGAATAGCCGTATTTATCGGCACACTTCTTAGCGTTCTCCAGTGACGAAAAAGCCCCCTTCTGAGACTTTGCGTCTTTCCACGTTTTTCGGACACGATAGGTATCCTTCGGCTTTGGCTTTGTACCTTCCTTAAATGCAACTCCAAGATATGCACAAATACCTTTAGCAATTGCTTTACCGTATTTATCCGGATGGTTCTTTAGTGTAGCCAAATCGCCTTTAATACTTCCTGTTTCAAGAATACAAGCCGTCATATCAGTTCCGTTCAGTTCCCAAAGGTCGGTTCTCTTCTGAACACCTCTGCTCTTCATCTTCAAGTCTTTCTTGATAGATTTTTCAAGGCACTTTCCCAGCTTCTTTCCACTACCGGACACATAGAGCGGCATTACACCCTTCGGTGCGCCGCTATAGTCGCAGTGAATCGACACATAGAGTTTGCACCCTACGTTGTTCGCCCACCGTACATCCGCAATCATGTTCTTGTTGTTCCCATGGTCGGCATCCGAAATTACGGATACACCCGATTTCCGCAGATACTTAACAGCGGCCTTTGTGATTTTCAGCATGAGCGCCGCTTCGCTATGTCCCTTATATACGCAACCGGAATCCCAAGAGCCATCAAGGCTTACGCCGTGTCCGCACTGAATCGCAATCGTTTTACTCATCTACTTCACCTTCTTCTTCGTCCTCTGCCTCGTCTTCTTCCTCTGCCAGTTCGAAATCCTGAACTTCGTCGTCGGTCATTTCAATATTCGGACGCATATTGAGTCCCAGCGCCTGCTGAAAGGACTGATTCAGACCAACGGAAGCAAGACCCGAAACAGCACCGAATACAACACCGTCAAAAGTCATTCCTGTGGTAGCAATTCCGCAAATAATACCAACGATGAAAAGTGCGGTTGGAATCCACTTGTTATCCATCGGAAGCCACCGCTTCATTACAAATCCTACGCACAAACAGAAAGCCACAATCTGTGGTACGAAATACTGAGTAATAGTTGTCATGTCCATTTCTTCCTCCAAATCCGCTCTGTGAGAGCTTTTGTTATTTATACCTTGGGTGAACTGAAAGCCGTCAGAACGCAAATATGAGCCGTATAAGGCTATATCAGCGCCCTATCAGATAGTCGGTTAGCTCCGCTTTGGCTTGCTTCATCGCTTCAATGTCGCTTCCATCTATTCCATGAGCGAGGAGTGCCAAAAGGGCACGCTGTGTAATTGCGTTCCCCTCTTCTAACTGATTCAGTCTTTCATAATCCGCAACCGCTTTTTTCTCAAGCTTCCCAATTCGTTCATCTTGTGTCTTATTTGGCTTCTGCATTCTATTGATACACTCCGCTATTACTTTTACTGCGGCTGAAATAGCTACTATTGCTCCCGCCAACCACAAAATATCGCTTACCGTAAACATGATAGGGTGATTCATTACGCCCTCCGTTCCCAGATATGCACGCCGTAATAGCCAGGATGGTATGCTGCATTTGCAAAGCTACCTGTTCCTGTATCGGTAATACTAGCGCTACCTGTTGTTTTACAATCTCTCTGCTCTCCCGAAGGGCTGCTACTTGTAGCCGTGCGAACCATCGGCACCTTGTATCTTGCCGAATGGTCGGTAAATTTGCCTCCGAAAGTCTCAAACTGCCACACCTTCTGAGTCGCAATTGCGTAATATCCTTTGCTCGACACATTGTGAGTGTGCCTCATTCCGTGCACGTGCGGTGGAAGATTCGATGATGTGATAACATGGTCTGTAGAACCACCTGTAGAACCGCCACCGCTCATAACCGCTTTGAGATAAACATCCTCGGTAACGTGGTGCCACGTTCCACCGAAAACCTCTTCCGGATTGAAGTTATCATCACTCGTCATGTATACAGAGCCGACCGGGTAAACCTTCTCGTACAGCTGGTCTTTAATGGCACCCATGATGGAGTCAACATCAAGACTCAGCTTTGTTCCACCTGTAGAGTCTGCATCACAGTTTACGTACACGCCGCCTTTAAGGTACAAGTTTCCGTCCCAATCAAGGGCATAGGCGTTGGAACGTACAGTTTCGAGTCCTTCGGAATATCCGTTACCTACGATGTCCGCAAACTTATTGTCATTATCTGCAACATTGAATCTACCTTGTACGTGCTGGTTTCTGCCGTTGGCAATTGTCGCCGTACCTTCCGCATGAGAACACATACCCGCCGCCGTTGTGCGTGTCCCCTCGGCGTGGGATGCAGCACCACTCGCTGTTGTTCCACGAGCTCCCTCTGCATGAGAGCTCTCGCCACTTGCTATCGATCCTATTCCCTCTGCATGGGAGCTATCCCCTGAGGCTGTAGTGCCCCGCCCTTCCGCATGGCTCGCGTGTTCCTGTGCCTTACAATCAACGCCCTCTGCATGGGAATCTTGCCCTGTTGCTTGGGTGTTGTTTCCTCCAATGTCCGTTGCCGTGAGAACTATATCCGTATCGAGTGTCTTCTCATTCACCTTCCGTGTAATCGGAACGTACTTCGAGAAGTCGATAACAGCAAGCTTCACCCACTTGTCATTCGCATAAATGTATGAAGTGTATGCTGTCCCAGCTTCATTCATGACAAGGTACAGAATTCCTGGATCGCCAACCTCGGGGAGTTCATCAACAATCTTGTTCCCAACAATGTTCACCTGTAGATTGTTCAAATAATTATTGATTTCCTGTAGAGCCTTCGCCCATTTATCCGCAAGGTCTTTTTCTAAAGACCCTTCAAGGGCGGTGACTCGTCCGTTAAGGTATTTGTAGCCAACGTCACTTGAAACAACATATGTTTCCTCGTTGTCTCGTACCTCCATTCTTACATCAGACATATTTCGTCCTCCTTCGTTCTTGGTGGAGCTTCTCTAAGACTTCCCCCGACTGGTATCTGAACAACCTTTGCACTGCATTTGTTGCCGTTCTCATCGCCCCATTTAAGCTGAACCTGAACTCCGCCTACTTGGAATCTCATTGTTTCGTCTGCCGTTAGATGGCATTTTACATTTGCACCGATTGTTTTTATTCCTGACATTGGATTGTCGGGGTCGGAATCATCAAAGAATTCTTCGGTAATGTCTTTGATTTCAAGCTCTTTGTTGTATTTTGTAATGCTTACTTCATTCTGCTGAAAGGTCACAAGAACGACTTTCTCTTCGCTCAAGGCGTTCCTGAACCTGTCTCCGTAAACATCCATTGACACCGTGAAGGTATCACCTCTTACTATTGACATCTTCACCTCCTACGCCGTTCTCTTCCACACATACACGGCTAAATACGGTGGCATGTTCTTTCCCGTTCCATCACTTCCTGTCCAGTCCGTACTGCCAGCAAATCTGAGTCCCGATGCATCCGCACTTGAAGCGTTCTTCTTACCAACAATCGTATACCGTGCACTGCTTGCTGTTGACGTTCCTACACGTACTCTTTCGCCCAGGCCGCTCATATAAGCGTTAAATCCATCACCAGTAGACGGTTGATGAAGGTGTTTCACCACTACTGCGTCTGCCGAACCACCAGTACTGCCGGCACCGTATGAGTTACCGGAAGCAAGAAGGAACCTGTCTTGAATCCGCTCCCAAGACCCACCAAACAAAGTTGATGGGTCTGTGGAATTTACGCTCATATAGATTGAGCCTACTGGATAGCACTCTTTCCAAATTCTACCCTTCATAAGCTCAAATACCTTTTTTAGACCAATGTCGTCTAGTTTCATAGGCTATCTCCTAACCGAATACCTGTGTAAAGATACTCTCAATCGTTGAGTTCGAAATTGGTGAATCTGCTGTTCCTACCGCTGGCAAGCTTGCTCTCGTCACTTTGATTTTTCCGTTCTCCTGTGATACGGAAGATACATATTTCCCTGTTTCAGCGGTATCAGTATAATCAAGCTTATTAATGGCATTGAATATATTAGAAGCACTCGTCTGAGCGGTAATATAACCAATGTCATTTGTGATATCTGATACCTTTGTCGGAATCTCCGTCTTCTTTGCGTATGGTGTGAGGTCAATATCGGTTGTGCCGATTTTCTCATACCGTGCCGCTGTGCTACCGTCTGCCGGAAGGAAAATGTATTCGTCATAGCTGTTCTGATTCGTGCTACCGCTGTGTGCGATGAGGTAGATAACACCCTTCTTTCCGTCCGATACTGCCGGAAGGGAATCTACAATCTTGTATTCGAACGATGTAATTTTTCCGACTGCGCTAGCCACATTGTCCGTTACGAATCTCTGTGTTGCAAGAAAGTTTGTGTCTACTAGGTGATTAACCTCATCGTCAATAAATGGTCTAAGCTGAATTCTTGAACCGCTAATCTTGCCATCAGTTTGAGTAAGCGCCACGACTGGATAATATTCATGTCCTTCAAAGCCGGTTTTAATAATTTCAAAGCTTGACTCGTTTGTACGCAATGCATTGAGTTCTGTAGAGATACTAGCGGCTACCTCGGTGTCGTCCTGATAGTTAGAGTCATTTGTGAGCTGTGATACCTTCGTTGGAATCGCCGTAATTTCTGCCTTCTTTGCTAAGAGAGACTTAATCTTTGTGAGAATTTGTGTTACACCGGCATTGTCTAAGTATGTTGCCATAATTACCCCCATTAATCGTTAAATAGATTGTTCAATAGAGACGTTATTTCATCTTCGGGTATTGGAGCTGAACCGTCTCCTTGAACTATAGTTGTATTGTTCGTGTAGAAATTCTTGATTTCTTTAACTGTCGTTTCCTTGGTGTCCGTGTTAGATACTTCATCTAACGCTCTTTGAACAGACTCCTTTAATGATTGAAGCCTCTTCTCTCCGTCTATGTTCGGGTTGTGGTCATAATCAATTATCACTGCTTAACCACTCTTGAAGAACCCTGTCTGTATTTCCGTGTGAAAGAATCAATTCGACAACGACCGACACCAGTTAGCCGTACATAGAACCTCGAACATCTTCTCGGAACAATCGGCACATGAACCGAAAGTTCATTCTCTGCGGAAATCTCCTTTATGGTCTCCCATTTACAATCGTTGAGCTTTAGCGCATTCATAGCAATCTCTATTTTGAGCGTTGCTGTTTCGGGTAGCTGAACTCTCATCTGTAGCTTGGAATATATCTTCTGATTCTCGATGTATTCATCGAATGGTCCGAAAGTGACGCTCCAGGGAATAGGTTCATCGTTCTTCACTGGCGCTATGTCAAAATCTTCTGCATCCAATACGAGAACATTTTTCTGTGCGTTATCCACCATCAGTAGCTTGTTCTTATAGTTTCGGAAGCAGTGCACACCCACCGTGTCCTCGATATGCCAAAGTCCCGTACCAGTATCACAAACGAGAACCTTGTAGCCGCCGCCCTTCATGTGGATTGACGCATAGTATTTCTTATGGCGCGATCCAGACACAACATTGTCGTACTTCCAATCGCCGAACTTTTCGCTAATGCTGTATGGGTTTCCGCCCTCATAGCACATAATCCCCACTGGCGACTTGTAGAAAATCATGTTGTTCACCGTCGCTATAGATTCACTTGAACCCTCTTCCACCCCGAACCCCTCGATAATCGAAGTTTGGAAAGATGAAGGTGCTGAACCGTAAACTCTGTGAATGAAGTTCTCTTTAAAGAACAGAAGGTGAGACGAGTACACCGCACAACCAGTCCAATTGCCGTTCGTTCCTTGCTGTGCATAGTAGGAATCCATGCTTGTGTTCTGATAGTAATCCCATGACATAGGGTCTCCCAGCTTGCTGGCATAAATCGTATTATCCTTGTTGCTCACTCCCCAAAGTCGGTTATTCCACTCCATGAAGAAATCAAGCTCGGGACCGACACGCTCAACCTTTAAATGACCCGCAAAGAATCCTGTATACTTGCTGTTCATTAAAGTGCTTGCCGCACATGGACTGATGTATGCACTAACCGAGGAAAACTCGTCTTTACTGAATTTGATGAAGATTCCTTCATACGTTCCCTTTGTACCGAGTGCCTGGGACAAATCGAATGGGTCTCCCGTTGCGCCGTCATATGCCGTGTAATTGAACGTAGGAATAGGAATATCCCCAATCTTCAAAACATCGAGCACGGTAATAGGAATTTGCGGTGCTGTGAAGTTTCCTTCATCGTCTGCAAGCACACCTTCGTTTCCTTCCGCAACTTTCACGGTTTTGTTGTTCAGTCCGACAAAATCCCCCGACAATCTGACAACATCGCCTATTCGAAGCATACTTTTAAGCTCCGAGAACTTGCCGTTAAAGGTTTGCCCCGCCGGATATTTTTGTCCTCTCGCCGTAACCATCAGATATAGGTGTTCCTGGTCTTGTGGGTCAATTAATACACGTCCTATCCAATCTGCGCTGTAGTCGTGAATCATGTAGTCTTCTGCCGGGTTCTCGATTCCATCAAGGTAATCTTCACTTACATTATGATGGAAATACCCCATTGAACCGAAATCCTTAGTTCCTACGTTGAACCACTGTTTAGATGGGAAGAAACAAATGTAATTGTTCACCGCCACCATCTTCTCTTTAGATGTAAGCGCCATGTCGTACATCGTTCCGTCGTACCAAAAACGCCATACTCCATCAGAGTTCGCACCAACGACCGCTAGCTTTGTTCTTGAATCTGTAGGGTCTCTACGCTCCATAAGGTCTTGAACCTTTGTACAATCAAGCGGAATCTCTGAAAACAAGCCGCGTGCTTTTCTCTGAGTGAGCGTTGGGTATAAGTCGCATGACATGTTCAGCATATCTGCCATTTCCCCCGACTCTACGGAAGCTTTTCTATTCAGTCCCTTAAACTCTATAACACGTTCTTCAAGCGGTGACGGCTTATTCTGTAATGCTTGTAGTGACATTGCCTACACCCCCTTTAAAACACGTTTATAAAGCGTTTAGGGCTTCTTTTGTGATATGCCCTAGTTCTGACTGACCAATCCGCAAAATCCCTGAAATCGGCGATATGCTGTGCTTGGTCGTTCTCGTAATTCTCGTACTCTTCAAGGACATAATCTATCCTTGCTTTAAGATATGATATATAGAGCTTGTCATATGGCGGTTTAACCAAAAGGTCTTTATCCATGTCCAGCTTCAAGTCGTAGCTTGTAACCGGCACAATCTCCATTTGGTCTTGCACCTCTGCTTCAATCTCGTTGATATATCCCAAGAGCATTTCATCACTGAAAGAATTCGGCTTCTCCGTCTTAATTAAATTCAGAAGGTCTTTTACTTTCATTTCTGCTCCTTTACAAAAAGGGGAAACAGAAGTTTCTGCTCCCCCCATCGCGTTTACATTTCGCCGTAGTTCTTCGAGGCCATTTCTTCCTGTCTCTGCATTGCTACCATAATCTGCCTATCGGAATTCCTAAGAACTTCTGCCACGCTTAACGGCACCTCTACAGGCTCTCCACGCTTAATCTGATAGCTCTTCATGTTAACGCAGACATAAACGCTGTCGCCCATTCCCTCGATAACAGGAAGCTGAATTACTACGGTTTTTGCTTTTTCGTCTGCTACAGCAGCTTCCGTTTCTGCTACAGCAGCTTCTTTTTTTGCTCTTGCCATATTAACTCCTTCGTTAATGCTTGGCTTTAGTTGGATGCGTCATCTGCCCCCGTGCAAGTGTGCTCGATTCTCACCATTCTAGTATCGTCAAGAATCTTTGCTGTCTTGTTCATCTTCCAACCCATAGTTGCTCTCTGATTCAGCGGGTCCGCAGTTCCGCCCGAGCCAAGCTGTTTAGTGATTGTTTCGATTCCACCGCCGTTAATGGAAGTGATACCGTATGCATCCGCACCCATTACGAGAGTTCCGTATACAGGTACGATTGCTCCTGAATCTTCCTTGCTCCAAATCTTCGCTTCGGTAGACTCTACAAAGCGAACTCCGTACATGTGACCGATTTCCCCGTTGAAAATCTTCTCGGAAGTGGTATACTTCTGAGCCTCAATCCATTCAGGATCGTTCATCAAGTCATATGCGGTATCGGTGTGAATGATTGCCACATAGCTGTCTCCAATCTTCGGCGCATTGTTTCTTTTCAGCAGTCTAACCGCTTTCTTAATGTCCGCAATCTTGAGAGTGTTTGCTTCCTTCAGTGCGGTTCTCGACTCAGCACCGCCCGCATAAATTACGGAAGTACCAGCGCATAAAACGTCTCTCGTCACGGTGTCGGAAGTTCTGCCCGCCTGAGACCCGAGAAGTTTCAGGGTCTCCGCAGTCACCTGGTCAAATGCAGTAAGGTTCAGCATGTCGGAAGTGGTTACATATCCGCCGTACTGCTTAATTTCTGCCTCCAACTTGGTTACGTTCAGGCTCTGACCATCAGGGGTTACACCCTCGGTGAGCGGCTTCTTATCCATCTTCGGAAGACTAGTGAACTTTCTGAACTCAATCTTCTTTCCGTTGCCGCCCGGAATTGGTCGCTTCTGACCGAACTGATCGTGAACCAGTTCAGGCTCTGCCGCACGAATCAGAACCTTGTCATAGAAGGTTTTCATTTCAGGGGACAGGTCGTTAGGTGCGCTAGCCGCAGTGGTAACGTTGGTGTTCAAATCGAACAGGTTAAAAACGTACTTAAACATATTCTTTTGCTCCTTCTGTATTCTTGTATATCTCGATACAGACAAGAGAGCTTTAGAACGAGAATGTTTTACCACTCTCTACTTCCTTCAGAATCTTGTCCATATCATCATTCGTGAACTCTGAAGGATTTACCTTTCTTGCTACTGCCGGTTGGTGCTTTAGACCATTTTCAGCAGGTCGTGATTGTCTCTGTTGAATCTGATTCACTACATCCTGTTTTGCACTTCTTGTAGACTCTTCAGCGAGTCCTTTCAGAATGTCTTGTGTGTGTGTCGCTACAAAGGCATCGACTACGGAAATGCCGTTCTCGATTAAGTCCGTAAACTTCGGGTTGTAGCTCATTTCTTGCTCAAGGTCAAAGTTTGGGAATGATTCTCTAAGCTCGTCAGCCTCCGCATTCCATGCGGTCATTCTTTCCGCTTTCTCTGCCTCCGCCTTGTACTCGGACAAAGCACGCTGGTTCTTTTCCAGCTCGCCTTGTAGCCGCAGATTCTCTCTGTATTGGTCGGGAGTGATACCCTTCTCACGGGCGGCGTCCTCAATCCAATCATCATCACTGTTAATGGCTTCGGTTAATCCCTCAATATCGCCCCTTTCGAGTCCGTAATGTCTCATAATCGGCGCTAATGCGTCCTCGTAGCTGTCAACTCTCTCCTGTGCACTGGATTGATTCTTGAATCTGTTGTTGATAGCATCGGAAACCGCTTTGCCGTAAAGTTCATGGAATCTGCCGTTCTTTCCGACAAGCTCCGCAAACTCTTCTTCGGGGCTAATTTCTTCCTGACTTTCAGACTCAGACGCGCTGTTATCCGATTCCTCCGTGTCTAATCCGTATGCAACTTCCGGTGACTCCGTAGTATCGTTGTTATCAGTCCGCTCCTCACCGCCAAGTGAAGCGAGGAATTTGTCTGCTTCTGCTCCCAGTCCGCTCTGACTTCCGGATGAAGCGTTGCCTTCTCCACCTTCTCCGTCAAAAAGAGACCAGTTGAAATTGAATTTTGTCATACTTTATTTCCTTTCTGTCTTTTATAGAGCGACGAACTCTTTATTTCTGACAATGCTATTTTATATAACGCTCTTTCATATCTCTCCCCCACGAAAAAAGCCCCAGTCCGTTAAGACTGGGGCTTTCCCGATGAATTTAAGGTTATGTGTTTGGAATTATGAAAAAATCAGGTTCGCAAGTTAATGTGAGAATCTATCTGTATAGAACTAACTTACAGCTCTATTATATCATTTGTATTATTCCTTGTCTCAGGAATTAAAGTCGTCTACCCCGATTAATTTTACGCCGTTGTATTGACTTCTCAATTCTACAAAGGTCGCCCACACTGCATGGAATACCGCTAAAACGCTCTCAGTGTACTTGTGAGCCACGATAATGACGTGTCCGGGTTCGTATACCTTCGGTACAATTCCATGCGGTAAAACGGCGCTCACAAGCACGTTACATAGAGTCGAGTACATAATACACTCGTCATGGGTGTTCGCATGATTCACGCATTCAAAGAAAATATCATTTTCCGATACGGTCATTTTTACGGTCGTCATGCTACTTCACCTCCGAGGCGCTACGAGCTGTTTCTCTCGCTCTGTCCAGTCTGTCGGTGTTTGTTGTCTTCTTCGCCGCTCTATCTTCTGCCGACCCTTCCTCAGATACCCCTGTAGCGCCGTTATTTGCGCTCTGAGCCATCATAACCTGATTCGGGTCTACTAGTCCCATCTGTACAGCCGCTTCCGGTGAGAGCTGAATAATAAGCTGTTGCATTTGCTGGAACTGCTGCATGAATGTATCATTCTGCTGAATCTGCTGCTTAATCTTCTCCTTGCCCTCGAATTCCATCATGTCGAGACAAACAAGTGCGGACGTTGCGTTATCAGGTGCAAACAGTCCCATCTGATAAAGCTCTTTCGCCGTCTCGTTCTGTGAAGCTCTTGAAAATGGACTCTGCTTTTCTGCCGATACTTCCAAATCAAAAATACTCTTCTTGTGACGTGTTCCTTCGGGTGTTGTAATGTCCTGAGGTGCAATGTTCACGTTGGAATAGTCCATGTATTCATAACGGCCCGATCCATCATCAATACGGAATGTTCTCGGTTCGGTGTAGAACTGCCGAATCAGCTCAATTTCAAGATAGTACTCTTCTCTCGAACCTCGGTACATCGCTTTGTTAATGTCTCTCGATAATTTGCTTCCCGCTTCCTGAAGAGCTGCTATTGCACTAGCCGCCGTTACACCGGAAGCGGTAGAACCCTGTGAGAAGTCTCTGTTTCCTGAAATCTCTTTCAGCTCGTCAATTTTCGCTTCCAAGTGAGTTTCAACGATTGCCGGGAGCGTGTCAACGTCCATCTGCTGTACTGCTGACCCAAGGTCACCGGAACCGACTTCTACAATCTCTTCGTTCCAATCCGCAAAGGCTTCCTTGTTGATGTCCGCATTCTTCTTTACCCACCAACGCGATTTAGCTTTCATCATGGTATTTTTCATGATTGCCTGGTCTAACTTGTCAATGTCCCGCTGTGGGTATTTCATAATGTCGAGATACCCAAAGCCGCACGGGCTATCCTTAACCGGGAAGCACTTACGGAATACATACGGGTATTTTCCATGCTTATAAAAGCCGTCCTGGTACTCCGGGTTATCCTCTGAACAGAAAACGCACTGGTCACCGATGATAATAGCCATGTGCAGAATCTCACGCGGTACAAGGTGCCTAGCTACCGTCTGAGGGTCAATGTTAATGAGAACTGGTCTCATTTCCAGTTTCTTGTAGTAGCAATTAATAATTTCAATGTCGTTCTGATGGTTGATATTATCATCGTGAATATACTCGGTGATGAACCCTTGCTTTCCTCCGCCGATTCTGTCCGCTATGTCGGGGTACTGTAGCTTCACGTCGTTCACATCAGCCACGGAAACATCAAAGAAATATTTCGACTGCTGAATATCCTCGATTCCCGGTTGCCAAAATACATTATGAATATCCACATTGGTTTTCTTAATGTCGCCCATTCCGTCATGTGCCATCGGGTCCCATAGTACAGAGGTAATCGCCGTGCCGTCTATCAGAAAGTCATAACCGGCGGTGTTATACACCTGTTCCGCGTCCGTGTGTTCCTCGATTGCCGGGAGAATCTTTGAAAGAATCTGAGCCTCTTCCTCGTCGTCTGCTTCACGTGCTAACACATTAGCTTTCGGGAATGAGTCCATGAAGTCGGCGTGCTTGTTCAGAATGGAGTTTACCGCCCACGCTGACCCAACTTCCACCTTTGCTTTGCCCGCTTCCGTCTTGCCCTGAATGACGTTCCAATGTCTGAGCCGCCACCATTCCTGATTCTCGGTTGCTTTCATGTCAACGGTTGTTTTTCCGTCCTTGTACTCGTGCAGAATCTGAAGCACCTCTGACACCTTATCAGGTGTGAAGTGCGGTTCAGTCGGTGCGCTCTGCTGTGGCTGTTCTGTCTGCTCCTTCGGTTTATACCGTTCCGGGCGGTACTCTCCGTTCTGCTGTTCCCTCTGCTCGTTCGGTTGTCTCTGTTCCCTCTGCTGTTCTCTGTTGGTCTGTTCCTTCTGCTGTCTATTCTGTTCGGTCTGCTGTCTCTGTTCTCTCGGTTTCGGCTGACTTCCCCTCTGCTGTCCGTTCTGCTCCTTCTGCTGTCTGTTCGGTGTCTGCTCCGCTTTGGGTGCGTTCTGCTCCGCTTTTGCGTCCCTTTTTGCGTCCTTTGCGTCCTTCTGTCCGAACTGATTGTTTTTCTTGTCGGTCTCTGCTTTCCGCAGCTCTTTATTTTTCTTCATGCTCTATACCTCATAAAACGTTAATATGTCGTCTGTAGTCTGTCCCTCTACCTTGTCTCTGACCATGTTCAGCGGGTCGTCAATGTTATTCGTGTCAATGATTTTCTTGTGGTGCATTTCCCTTGGTGCTATCGGTCTAGCCATGCACACATAGCGCCACTCGTCATAGTTATGGTCTTCCAGTGATGTGTCTATGTCCTCTACTCGTGTCTCGTCGTACATCAGCGCCGGAATACACCGAATGAAGTGTTTACACGTGTTAAAGACGTAAAACATCGGTCGCCCGTCATCGTCAAAGGCTAATCGGTAATGACATTGCATTTTCCCCGGTATGCGTTGATGGTCGCCACGGTCAAAATACACTCTGTGCTTTTCCATAGTCTCCGCGATACTCTCCCCGCCGTCCTCTGCGAATATAGCGGGGTCGGCAATGCCGAACACGTGCCGCCCTTTCATATATGGGTGTTCTTCCTCCATGCGGCGGATTTCTTCGGCTACATGGTCCACAGTCCATTGCACGCCCTCGTTAGGCTCTCCAGTACAGCCGTACAATTCAGCGAATCGGTACATTCTGCCCGACGGTGCCACGGCATACCATCCAACCGAGAAAGGTTTTGAATAGCCCCAGTCAAAACCTCGGTAGATGTTCCACCCTATCGGAATCGGGAAAGGCTCAATCACGTGTGTATAACGCTTGTCGGCGTAATGCTCCGGCGCGTCCGTGAATTCGGTAAACACCTGACCGGCGAACACGTCCCAACGCCCATACCTCCACGCCTCCCTAAGCGCTTTCGGCAATGCTTCCAACTGTGCCAGGTAATCCGGTTGGGATTCCATGAGCGCTGTATTATCATCCACAAGCGCTTGAATAAATGCGTATTCTTCCGGGTTCTCTCCGGGCTTGTATTGTTTGTCGATGAATAGGCGTTTGATATACTGGTGGCCTTGTCCTCCTGGGTTGCACGTGTAATACACGCGTTTCGGGAAGTCGTTGACGCCTCGGAGGGTTGCGGTTATCGTTCTCATTTGGTACTCGCTGAGCTGTGTGGCTTCGTCCAAAAAGATAACGTCATATTCTAGCCCCTGTAATTTGTCCAAGTCCGCGTCACGGGCACAATACATGAACTCGATTGTGGACCCATTAGAGAACGTGAGCAGCTTTTCAGTGCTGTTGTATACGGCGAAACCGCGCGTCATGGCTCGCAGCGTCCGGATGTGGTTTCCTTCCAGTTCCTTGTATGTACGGCGCACAATTAACATGTGGATTCCTGGGAAGCGTTGAGCAAGCAAGATTGCTTTAACTCTCACCGCCCACGACTTACCACCGCCACGGGCGCCGCCGTAGCCAATGTATTTACGGTGACAACGTAGGAACATGTCTTGCTTTGGCGATGGCGTCCCCAGCTGTACAGTTTGAAGCCGTCTTTTATTCGCTGTAGTCATCACAATATCCTCCTACAACGATTTGGACACCCTTCACGCCTTCGGCGTCTCTTTCCTCACGCTTGCGCGTCAACTCCAGGCGTTCACGCTCCAACTGTAGCCGCTCACGTTCCAAGGCGAGGCGCTCCGTCTCTATTTGCTTTCGGTGGCGCTCCTGTGCGGTATCCAGTCCGTGAAGTGATCGCTTAAGCGCCTCCAACGTCTTCACGCTGTCCGTTAGGTCTCTCAATGCGCGCGTGTCCACTTTGTCACTGGTGATGTCCTTGTAGGCGGTTTCTGTCGTGCCGTCTTTGTGGCGTGTGGTCGATTGCACTAGATAGCGGTGTAACTGTTCGCCGTCCTCCAACGCTTTCCGCGTCTCGCGTTCCAATGCGTCCACAACATAGGATAGCCCCGTCAGCTGGGACGCTACACGATAGGCGGAACACGTCGCCGCCGTATCTATTGCCCTATCGTTAACGGCGCCGCGGTAGGCTGCGCGCTGTTGCTCCCAGTGTTCCCGCGCGGCGTGGTTTCGCAATGTGCCCACGTTCACACCGTGCCGCCGGGCGGTTTCCGGTTGCGTGTCGTTTCCTGTTATGTAGTCCCGCCGGATGGCGTCCCAATCCGGGCGGCTGTTTTTTTTATTTTCCGGATTTTTCTTTTTTTCCATTTTTCCTCCTTTCCGGTTTTCCGTCGTTACGATTCTACACACGCGCGCGGGGTGAGTTCGCCCGCCAACGTTAACGGCGCGGCAATTGATTGTTAATTGTTGTCTGCTTAATTCATGCAAAATTGTATACAATCCAAATTTAAAAAGAGAACATCAGTTTTTTAAAAAAATATAAAGAAAATATAAAAAAGGTATTGACATAATGTTGATTCTGTGCGATAATATAGTTGTTAAAGGGAAGAGGCCCCAAGACAACAAACAACTATTAATTAACTAAAGAAAAGTGAGGTAAACACAATGAGAAACTACACAATCAACGACGAGAAAACCGCAACCATCCGCAACCTGTACAACGGAGACGAGTTCACCGCTAGATTCCCAATGGACGAGGACGAACTTATAAGCATCGCCGACCGCGCAAGCTGTTACGGTTCCCACGATTACATTGTTGTGTGCGTTGAGGGGTTCTATAACCTTATCGGTTCTGATTATGTTTCGCTTCTGGACGTCAACGACGTAGCGGAACGCGTGGAGCGCCTGGAGGACGACGACGCGGAAAAGTTGGAAGCCATGGCGGAGGTTGTGGACGACTTGGACGAAATCGAACGCGTTTGGGATGACTCTTATTTTGTTGCCGATACGACCGGGGAGGACTACGCGCAGGAACTGTGTTACGAATGCGGCTACATGCCTTGTAAGGATCTCCCGGAGTGGATCAGCTACCATATCGACTGGGAGGGCGTCTTCAGAGAGTTATCAGTTGACGGATACAGCGAAATCAATGGAGGTGTGCTGTACGTAGCGCGCTAGTAGTCAAATAGGGGGCGCAAGCCCCCGCCGTAATGCGGCCTAAAGCCTGTTGCAAGCCGGGGAAAACGCAGAGCACGGAAAAGAGAAATCGTATCAAATGAAGGGAGAACCAAATGGGAAAGACAGAGAAGAAAACTGAATACATTATGATGAAGGCTACACCTTCTTTCAAGGCTAAGGCGAAAGCTTTAGCCGAGGAGGAAGGGAGAAGCCTATCAAACTACATAGAGTGGTTAATCAACAACGACATGAAGAGAAGAGAACGGGAAAGCGAGGAATCATAACAATGACATACAGAGCATTATTCAAATTCGACAAGCTGAGCGAGAACGCAAAAACCGAGTATGAGCAGAACGTTGAAACATTCCTGAAGTATGTGAACGCGATCGGCTGGGGTTACACTGTTGATGATATGGAGAACGCTATCAAGCACGACAACCTCACCGACCACGAGACGGACGACGGAAGAGCATTCTTCCACTATCTAGACGACATTTTCGAATTTGTAGTTCGACCGGGCGAAATCCTGGACGGCGACGACATGAAGGAATACACAAAACATATCTACTAATCACACCGCCCTCCCCTCGTGGGAGGGTTATTTTATTGCATAAAAAAAGCGGGTCCACCGTTTCCGGCAGACCCAAAACAAACAACTATTATCAAACAAAAGTTTGGTAATATTATGAATTATAGCACGATTCCCGAGACATTGGAAGAGCGTTATGGTATAATATTAATGTGAATTGTTAATCATTTTCATTCTTTTCATTTTTGTAAAACTCCTGTTGTTCTTTAGAAGTACGATTGCGGAAGCTCCCGAAGCATAATCAGCTTTGGGAGTTTTCGTTTTTTGCCTTTTTGGTTCCCACTGAAGGGAGAACCATTTTATTCTTCCGTGTTTCGAGTTTTTTCGAGTTTTTCCGAGTTCTTTTCGAGTTTGTTCAGCCTACCATTGAGCTTTTTAAGTTCGCCCTTTATTGCCTTAACCTGATGGCCTAAATATATTTCCTTTTGTCTTGCCATGTCACTGTTTATCTGTTCCCACACATGGGAAATTGTGATAGCGTATGGGCAACGCTCCCATGCACCATCACAGTACTTGACCATATGATTCTCTTTATCTTCCAGTCTGATAAACCTCCTGGATGTGTCCTCACAATAAATCACTTTGTCCTTTTCGTGTCTATAGTAGGGACACAAAGTATAGTGACCATTATTAGGCAAGTTTTCCCCTTTCCGCTTCGCGCGTGATTTTGTAATTGATCCAGTCGTCGAGCTCATCCTTGCTCATGAATTGCTTCCGGATTTGTTCGAGCATGATATAAACGTCGGCTATCTCTTCCTGAACCGCCTCAATCCTTCCATCACCCGGGCCCTTGTTGTAGCACTTTAGAAGAGCTGCTTCGAGTTCAGAGAGTTCTTCACAAGTCTTTACTACCTGATTCCGGAATCCGTGCTTCTTTAAGATTGAATTCAGCAGCTGTTTTTGTTTCTTCGTGAACATTTATTTCCCTTTCGATTCGATTCATCAAATACAGAAAGAATAACCACTTTGCGCCTTTTCCCTTGTTCTTCACACATTCCTTTTTTAGAATTTTCCACATTTTTTCAAACTTATTCATTTAATTTCTTCCAGTGCTATTCACATCTATCGCCCAGGTAATACAGTTCCCCAGCACGAAACCTCTCTTCCGTTGTCTCCGTCAACTCTTCCATGCGGTTAAGAATAGTGCCAAGCTCTTCAGATGAATATTGTTTAAGCTTATCGTGTGCATACCTGATTCCGTCCAAGAATGCCTTTTCTTCGCTTGCCAGCGGCTCTTCCTTTTCTTGATAGATAATATTAAGTCCGTATTCTTCCGCTACTTCGTGCTCGATTCTGCACCCCCTAGCATCTTCCCAGCCGTCGCAAAAATATACTGTGTTGCAACAACTCATCTTGTTAAGCACTAAAGATAATAACCACAAAGGGTCATTATGGTCCGCGTAACTTTGCTGGAAAAGTGTACCAACGACAATATAGCCCTTCATTTCGAGTTTTACTTTTGCACGATCCCACACCATCTGAATTTCTTCTCTTGGTCTATCCTTCATCGGTAAACTAATCATTGCTACTTTTCTCTTTGTCCGCTCAAATGTTTGCATTTGTTATTCCCTCCATTTCTTTTTCTGCTTCATCCAGCTCACAATCTAACTCTTGTGATAACCAATCTTCTCTGCACTTGATGCACATTTCTTCTAATTCCGGGTACAGTCCTCCCCCGCCGTTATTACACAATCCGTATTTCGGTAACTTGTCGCCTTTTTTGTATGGGTGCGTTTTGTAATAATCCATTAGCACTTCCGTTTCGCGGATATATGGACACTTAAAGTAATTCTGCATTACCATTTTGTATTCGGCGTCGGGGAGAGTGCCCCGCAACGCTTCAATCAATCTATCTCTATTTGTCATCTTCAGCCTCCCTAAAAGGGCAACGGTCAGATTTGTTATATCTGACACCTCTGACACCACTCCAACTTAATTGTTCACCGGTGGCTGCACAGAGTTCTAAACACCCACCATCCTGTTGTACTTCGAGGTGAAAGTACTTACACAGCTCGCAGTGGTTGAGAATCTTTGTGCCTCCTGTTTTATTTGCCATTGTCCTCATCCTCCACTAATTCGCAGTACTTCCACATCATGTATTCCCCGCCGCAGGCTGTTTTGCTTGTCGCTCCATCACACCACGTCATAAATCTGTGTGCACGGTCATAATCGATGATTCCTTTGAAATACATCAAAATC